CTCTTGTCGCCCAGCGGTCTCAGGCTCTGGACGCGAGCGGCTGTGGTCAGGTTGGCCATGATGAGAAGGGGCCCGGTTGCCCAGGCCCCTCTCCCTTATTGCCGGTTCACTGCTAGTTCCAAATGTTGTACAGCTCGAAGCACGAGGGCGGCAGATAGACCGCGAGGCCGCCACGCATCCGGTTCTCGTACTCCCTCTTCGGGTTGACAACGGCGTAGGTCAGGTTGAGCCAGTCGTAGGAGAGCCACATCTTGAGCGGGGCGGGGACTTCCGCCATCGGGTAGGGGATGGAGTTGGCCTTGCCCAAGATCACGCCATCGAACAGCGTCGGGTCGGTGACCAGATTCAGCAGCCGCCCGGTGATCGGGTGGACGTACTTGTTGGCGAATGCGCCGCCGGCGAAGGTGTTCTCCGGGCCGACAGGCAGACCCAAGCGCAACAGGGTCGTCGCGCTCCCGGAGCCGAGTTTCCTGGTGATGGCGGCGCGCGTCTGCGTCCCCATGATGAGGTCGATGTCGTCGATGCCGAGCGCCGAGTTGTAGACCGAACCGAGAGCGGTATCGATCTCAGGGATGCCGTTCCCGACTGCCGCCGAGAGCGCGGCGCCCACGTTCTTGAGATAGGCGCCCGACCCAGAGGCGTTGATGAGTCCGATGAAGCCGATGAAGTCGTTGGCATCCGCTGAGGTATCGCCCGTGACAGCGACGTCACTCGAAGCGTTCGCAACCTCGCCGAGAACAACATGGCACTGGTTGGTAACGCCGATGAGCTTGAGGTTCGCGATGCCAGTCGTGGTCCCGAGGAAGACGCCGTAGCCGGCCGCCTTCGGGTTTGGATCCCAGGTGACCAGAAGTGAATGGGTCGCCGTAGGAGTCACGGTGGCCTGCGTTCCCTCAACACCCCAGCCATCGGTCTGGTCGACGTTTGCCAGGACAGGACTCATCACGTAAGTTGTGGTGGCCGGCAGCGAGCAGGCACCCGCGATGATCGCCTTCTGCATCGCCGGGCCGGTGAGGGCCTTGATGTTGACGTAGTACGGAATTGCGGTAAAGGTCGTGACGGGTGTCGCACCGCCGTCAACCACGGCGATGGTTGTGCAGGCACCGAGTGCGGTAACCGTGCCGCCGAGGATGTGCGCGGCTTCGTTGCGCTGGCCGAGCAGCAGAGCGTTCGTGGTGGCCCGTGCGAGCAGGTCGTCGAAGGTGCCAGCGGCCTTCTCGGCTTCCAAGCTCACATCGAACACGCCCGAGCTGATGATACCGAACGCCACGCTCGGAGCGTCTGCAGTGATCGAGGCTGCGTTGCCCCTCGTCCCTTCGGCCGCGGTGCTCTTGCCGGTGATCGAGACCTTCGTGATGCGTTTGTATGTATGGGCGTTACCCGTCGCGATGACCTCGCGGGGGATGCTCTGCGCCCAGGTCGGAAGGTACGGGACGAGCTGCTTGGCGGGCGCCTCGAGCGAGATGCCGTACTGCGCGTTCGTCAAGTAGATCGTCGCCTTCTTGACGTCGTCTGCCGAGGCGTTGCTCCCGAGGATCTTCAGGACCTCGGATTTCGCCGCCTCGATGATCTGCTGAAACTCCATGATGGTTCTCCTTGTGGGTGTTCTACTTGCCTGTGATTGCCTTGCGCACCATCGTCTGGGCGAGTTCCATGCCCAGGCTGCGCTGGAGTAATGCGGGGTCGCCGTTCGCCGCCTTCACGAGCTCGGTGATTCTCTCGACCGAGATCGCCCCATCGACTGCGGTGCCCTGCGGTTGCGTTGTGGGCTTGCCGTCGGGTCCCTTGAACACGGGTGTGCCGGGTTCCACTACACGTTTGCCGAACTTCTCGACCGTGGCCTGCAGATCGCCTACCTGCTTGCGCAGCGTGGCGTTCTCTTCGCCCTTGGTCACGAGATCGGCTTTGAGCGTGGCGAGTTCTCCGGTAATCACCTCGACCTTCTCGACTAGCCCTGAAACAGCAAGCCCGCCATCGCTGGCAGGCTCGGTTGCGACCTTCTCCTCTGCGGCAGGGGGCGGCGGGGGTTCTCCGGCGGGCTCCTGCGGAAGCTCCTCGGACTTCTCTTCCGGGTCCTCTGGTGGGGTGTCCTCCTGCTTGACGGCTGGCGGGGGCTCGGTCGTGACCGGAGGCGTTATGTCCTCGGACTTGATTGCCCCTTCCGGCGCCGGCGTCGCCCCCGGATCGACAGTCTTGGCGGCTGCTTCCGTTTCTGTCTCCTGAATCTCAGAAGCGATGTACGCTTTGAGGTTCGCGACGACGGCACGGAGTTGCACGATCTGTTCCGGCGGTTCATCGTGACCTTCCATGCCTTCCCAGGCGAGCAAACTCATTGCGATGTCGAGTGCCTGCAAGGCCGACTGGGCGTCGGAGATTTCGAACCCGTCGTACTTCACAATTGGTTGGGGCATCACGTCTCCCTTGTTCGCGTAGAGGGCCGCGAGCTGTGCTTTTGCTTCATCCTTTGTGTCGTGCGTCCCGTAGACCTTGCCGTCGCTATCCACGATGAGGTACTTCCCGTCTTTCTTCTCAATCTTTGGCGCATTGATCTTCTCGACCTCTTCGATGCCCGTGGCCTTGAGCACCGAGACGGCAGATTCCGGGTTGCAGCCGGAATCGACGAGCGAGACCTCAGAGATCCGCTCCATGAACAGGCGTCGCGCCGGTTTCCCGTCTGAAGCCTTGAGGGTCTTGTCGAGCTCCACGGCCTTCGTCCGGCCGCCGATCGAATAAAAACCGAGCGTGCCGTCGATGACCTTCTTCTGCGTGTCCGGGGCGCCGGCTGAAACGAACGCCCGCACGGTGATGTTCTTCGCCTGGGCATCGGGGATCACCTCGATTGCGTGACCCACGGCCTTCGTCGGGTCGTGCTGCTCGCGGATGTTTCCTCGCCATGCCGCGAACGCCTCCTTGGAGGTCCCGAAGTCTACGACCTCGCCCATGAGGTCGACGGCCTCGCTGGTGGCAATGCCCTCGACCAGCAGCGAGCCATCCGCCTGCGGTTCGACCTTCGTAATTGGGGAGACGATGCGGAGATCCCGAGCGCCGAGTCGTATCGTCATGGCCGCCCCCTACGGCACGACGAGGACAAGCTGATCGCCGGGCTTCAGCTCTCCCCGGTGCGCCTTGTTCAACCATTCCTGTAGCGAGTCGCGGAACATCGAGATCGCGGGTTCCTGCCACGGGGGCACAGCGAGTTTCACAACCACCATGCCGCGCTCTGCGGCCGGAGCGGCGATCGCGGGTTCGACACCCTTCTCCGGCCCGTTGTCTACGGGCTTCTCAAACTTCGGCATTCTTGCCTCCTAGAGCTTTCCGGTAGGTATTGCTTTGATCGCCAACAGGGTCGCCCCGGCGATGCGTTTCGATTTCTTCGGACCCCATTTGCGTTCGATCTGATGACCGAGTTCAGTCTGCACTTTCCCGAGAGCGGCGATCTGCAGCACGAGCGGCTTGATCCGCTTGGTGCCCCGGATGGCAAGTGGCAGCATGATCACGTTGGCGATCGCCGAGATCAGTAGCAGAGCGACAAACATAGAATCCACGTCACTCCTCCATCAGCACGGGCGAAAACGCCCGCGTGCAATTCGGATGTTCGAGCGGATTCGATTCGGCCTCTTCGATCGTCCAGACCTCGCCGTCGAGGCCGTCGCAGACTTCGCACGAGCCCTCGGTGCCCCCGTCCATCACTTCGACGTGCGTGACCTCGGCCTCGCGATAGTTGTCAAGGGCGCCACGGTTGTAGGCGAATCCGGTCTCCGTGCGCGCGACCATCAGCGCGCGCGTCGGAATGTCGGAGAAGAACTGCTCGAGCGTAGCCCGCAGTTCACCGGCTGACAGTCCCTCCTCGATCGCCTGTACGACTTTCTTGCGCACCTGGTCGCGGATCGTATCGGAGACCGCGTACTTGCTCGGGGTGTCGATCCATTGGCCATCGACGAATCGCTTGCCGAGCAGTTCCGCAGCCCGCTGCTCTGCATAGCCGACTGAGGTCACCTTGCCCTTGCCGACCAGCTCCGAAGAATCCCCAATCCCGGCCTCATACGCTCGTGAGAGCAAGTCGACCAGGGCGGACCAAGTCGCAGGGTCGAGGTCAGGATCGGGGAAGATCGGATCTTCGGCCTTGCTCGTCTGCTCGAGCTTGGAAACACCAGCCGCGATGAAGTGGCCGGCGACGCTCTTCAGGAACTTCTCCCACCAGCCGATGCTCTCCGTCAGCGCCATCGCCGTACGCTGCGAGGTCGAGAACGTCTGCAGATCGGCCCGATGAGGGTTGCGAAATGCCTTCGTCAAATCGTTGAAGGCCAAGTTCTTTTCGATCCAGTTCCGCGTGCCAATAGAAATCGCCTCCGAGGCGAACTCGCGCGGGGCTTTCCCGTTTCGCCTGTCCGCCTTGGCCGCCCGCTTCCACTTGGCGAGGTCCGACTTCGCGGCCTGGTCCTCTTCGCCCGGCTTCGGTTTCTCGGTAGTTTGCTCCTTGACCTTCTCGGCGTTGGTTGCCAACTCAGGCGGCGTCTCTCCCTTGGATGGGACACCGAAGGGGATCGGTTCGGGCTTCGGCTCGGAGCTGCCCTTGAGCGGCACGTACCCGGTGGCCGTCAAGATCATTGGCTGATCGGCCTCCGGGTACTCCTTCACATCATAGGGCTCGTCGCCGCGGCTGACGCGGACTTCGTTGATGGTCCGCAGTCCGACCTTCGGCAACTCGGTGTCTTCCTTGAGCTGCTGCTCGCGGTTCTCCTCGCGCTCCTCGATCCATTCGACGGTGTAGCCGGTCTGGCCGAGACCCAACGGGATCGCGTCTTCCTGGCACGTCTGCCCTACCTCGGGCGAGCTCACGTAGTCGTCGAGCGCCTCCTCGATGAAGTCCTGGTACGGCTTGAGACCACCGGCCAGCGCTTCCTCGGAGAACCCGGAGCCTGACTCGTTCAGAGCATTGCTCTTCACGATCGGCTGAGGCGAGACGCCGATCGACCACGCGAACACGCGCATCAGGAACTCGTCGAACTCGTACTGCCACTGTGAGAGAGAGTCCGACTTGATCTGCTCATAGGTCGTGCCCTTCGGGTAGTGCTGAGCATGGTGGCGTTCGGGGTTGTTCCCGGCCATCGTCACGGCGAGCTTGTCGAACTCCGCGATCATCGCCGGGCTCCACGAGTCCGGCAGGGTGAAGAAGCCGGGCGGCAGGTTGCTCTCGCTGTAGGCGTTCGTGTACCAGACCGTGCGGTTAAGGGCCAGGATCACGTACATCAGCGTCGCTTCGACTGGCGAGTAGCCGTAGGGCGTCCAGGTGCGCCGGTTGAAGGGCCGGTAGAGCAGCTCGTCGCGGGTGAACTCGCGGTAGGGCAGACCATAGGCGTACTGGTAGAAGGCGGGCGCCGGAGCCTCAGGGGACCGGCCGGTGGGCGTGAGGATTGGGGTGATGATCGCGGCATCGAGGGGCCGGAGGCCCGCGGGTTGCCCGGCGACGGTGCGCAGGCGGGCGAGGGCCATCGAGCCGATGACCAGGACATCCTCGAGCACCGCATTGAGCCAGTCGCCGAAGAGCAACTCGCCATCCGGCCGCCGTAGCCATAGGCGCAGGGCGTCGCGCTTGGCGTCCTTCTCGGTCACCGGCTTCTTCGATGAGGCGTCCTCGTTCTTCAGCATGATGTCGGCAGCCATCCCGCGCATCTCGCGCTTGAGCTGCTCGATCACCACGCGGATCGGTGGGCAATTGTCGGCAAAGAACCGCAGGGTGTCGTTGCGCGTACCACCGTACTGCTGCTTTTTGTCACCATACAGGAGGTTCGTGCTGAGTGGCGGCGGGAAGATGATCGGTTCATGGCCGGCGCTGATCGCTGGCAGCGGCGTGCCGGGCGTGAAGTGGGCACCCTCTGGGTTGACGAGCCGAGTTTGCTCCTCGCTCAATGGCCGCACCTGGATGGCGTCGGGCATCTCCTTGCGAGCGCGCGACGTCTCGATCGAGAAGGAGAGCTTCATTCGGCTTGCCCCTTTGCCGCTTCCGTTGCGGCGATCTTGGAGCGCATGAAGGCGAGGAGGTTGGCGCCGGGCAGGTTCGTCGATTGCCAGGCCAGCGCCAGCGCCATCACCGTATCGTCGTGCATCCCCTCCGGCGCTCCGTAGCGTGTCAGCCCGGACGGTAGCCGTTCGGCCTCGAATGCCTGCAATTCACCTATTTGCACCGGATCATTGAGGATGCGCAACTCACCACGCTCGAAGGCCAGCGTGAGGGCATCAATCGCCGCCGCCTTGGTCGCGTTCGTTGTCAAGAACGGCTGAACGGGCAAGCCCTCGCGGATGAGCTGCTCGATTACGGGTTCGCCCATGCTATTACGCTCGGCAATGATCGTGGTCGGATGGAAACGCTCGAACAGTGCCTTGAGCCTGCCCACCTGGACGGCGTAATCGACCCGGTTACTACGATCGAGCGCCACCTCTTCGTTTGTAGTGAGGTCCAGGACGCACACAACCGTGAAGTCGGCAGTCTTGCCCCAATCCACGCCAAACACGTACTGGTGCATCGGATTGGCTTCCTCTTGGGGCGTCGCTGTGGCGGCCTCCAGGACCTTGCGGAAGACCTCGCCGGCATCCTCGATGAACATGGCCTCGAATTCCTGCAGGAAGAACCGCTCCGGCATGGAGAGGCGAGCCGCCTCGATCTCGATCGCCGGGATGTACGGATTGGCTCGCGTAGGCATCTGCCAGGACCGCCATTCGCTCTGAGAGCTGTCCAGGCCGCGTTGGTAGAGCTGCCAGAAGTAGTTCCGGCCCTTCGGGGTGCTGCCGAACCAGGCATCGCCTTGGAGATCGGCCAGGGTGGGGCGGATAGCGGCGTTCCAGGCTTCCTCGAAACGCTGCACGAGCGCCGCTTCATCGATCACGATGCGCTTGTACTTCCGGCCACGGGCAGGATCGGGCGAGTCGAGAGACCAGGCTTCGACGACTCCGCCGGTGACGAGCTCGATGCGGTGCTCGCTCTCGTTGGTCCTAGACGCGACCGGGCGTAGGGCAAAGACAAGAGCCCGCCACGCTTCGGCCAGCAGCTTGTAGGATGGTGCAAACCAGCCAGCAGGGAATCCATGCAGCGCGGTCTCGCACACGCGGTCGATCTCAAGCACACTCTTTCCCGCACGGCGGCCCCAGGCGAGAACATTGAAGCGGGTTGCGTTGTCGATGACTTCCTGTTGCGCGGCGTGGGGCTTCGGAAGGAAGACCCGCACGGTCTGCGGCAGGGCGCTCATCCGTCTCCGTTGACCTTCGAGATGTACACAACCTCAATCCGCAGAACGCCGCCCTCAGCGCCGGTGTGCTGGACTTGCTGCGATGGCTTACCGTGCAGACGATCTAGAATGACTTCTGCCGCCCGAACCTGGACCGGCCCGGTGCTCTTGGAGCTGATCACTCGTTCCAGGCACTTGAGCGCAAGAGGTTCGAGCTCTCGGAGCGCAGCCTGAATATCTTGAGGTAACTTCTTGCGTCCGCCTGGATTTCCACTCTTACCCTTGACGAAGGGCACGTTGCTCTCGCATTGCAGTCAGCTTGCTTTTCCCTTGCTTCTGCACAAAGCAAAAGACCCGGTGGCCTCCGGGTCTAGATTCAGGCGCCTCTGATAGCTGTGGCGCTTCGATTGGCAATCTAAGGCACGACCAGGGCGGTTGTCAAGTCCCCCCGGAGTTGGCCACTATCGACGGCACCTCGACCCACTCTCGGAACGCTGCGCCATGCTCCGGATGCTGCCAGCAGGCGGACAGCTCACAGACGAGCAAGCCCCACTGACGGCGGAAGGCGGGCCACTCTTGCGCCCGTCGTGCCCACGCCTCGGCCATCCGATCACTCCATCCGAACCAAAGAACCGCCCGCCGCAAGCCTGGATGCTCAGATAAGAGACTTGGCACGCCCCCGCGACTTGGAAGCGCGATTCCCGGCTGCCAGGTATCGCGCAGCCAGTTCGCAGCCTCTTGAGCCCACAGAACGTGTTCCACAAGTGGACAGCGTGCGAGCTTCTGAGCGACGGTGCATGCAGCATCCTGGCGTCCCGTGCTCCCGCGCGTGGGGGAGAGTTGCGAGCCGACGCCGGGGGAGGAAGAGGCGTACTTACGCAAGAGTCGCCAGCAGAGGGAGTCGGGGATGAGGTCAACGACTTGGGTAGAAGTCATGCCTCCTCTGCCTACACCTGATTGGCGAGGCGTTCTTCGTCCAGGATCGCCGTGATTGTGGCACGAGGAATCATGGCGTCTCGGCCAATGTCCCGGATCAGGTAGACAAACTCCGCATCCACTGCTGCGAGGTAGCCGCGATGGGAACCACCACCAACTGTACGGATTTCTACGTCGCGCTTCAGGTAGGTCTCGATGCCACGCCGCACTCGCGCTTTTCTAGTCGCCATTTCTATCGCCTTTCTGCTTTCTGCCGTGTCTCCCATTCAAGGATCTGCTTCTTCACCGCCCTCACATGCCTTTCGGCTTCTTCGACAGTCCTCGATTCACCCCACTCAATGATTCTGTAAACGGCCCACTCGTACTGAGGTCCTCCCTCCTTGACTCGTCGCTCCAACCTTGAGATTTTCTGAAACAGTTCGCTTGCCATTCATCCCCTCCTCATTCCCTGTTGCCACGCTGCACGCCCCTTTTCCGAGCTGCCTCCGACCAGCAGCGATGCCGCGTTGCCGATCGGGTGCCAACCCTGAGCGATCGCGAGTTGCACCAGGCGCTCCAGCTCACGTTGACTCGGGGCCGTGATGGTCTGAACGCAGACGGTCATCAGCGTCCCTTAAACCGAACGGTGACAGTATCGCCACGGTTTGCAGTCAGCGTCAGTGGCCGACCGTACTGCATCATCGTGGCGAAGCAGTTACCACCAACCTCTCGATCCCAGATGGCGACCCAAGAGCATGACTCAGGAATATCCCTCCATTCAACTTCGTGGCGTTCCCGAGTCTCTTCGCTCGTGATCGGCAACCGTCGATATTTGTCCCCTTTCTTTCTGTTCGTGAGTTCTGTAGTTGTGTCTCCGACGCCACCGGAATGCAGCGCAAGCCAGAACGTGACCGGGCCGATACTCATGCTTGCTCCTTCGGCTTCCGCCAGATCGCCATGTCATGCTCGTCGGCAACCGTGAGCCTCAGCACCTCGATCGCCGCCCTCACGCCCGGCCAGTTGTAGTCGTGGAAGACGACCGTGCCGCCGGGCTTCACCTTCGACTTGATCCGCAGGAACGTCTTGAGCGTCTGCTCCTCCGTGTGGTCGCCGTCGAAGAACACCAGGTCGACACTCTCGTTCTCGATGTCCGACAGCGCCTCGGCGAACTCCGCGCGGATCGGGATCACGGTCCGCCCGAGCACACCGAGCTTCGCCAGGTTCTGCAGAAAGTCCGGGTACACGCCGTCGGGATCCAACATCGCATCGTGGTGGAACGTCCCCCGCTCCTCCGGGGAGCCTCCGAAGTGATCCACCGCGTAGACCCTCAGCCCCCGGTTCGCCTCTGCGGCTGCCATCCCAAGGACAGCAGTCGAGCGACCGCGCCAGGAGCCGAGCTCGAGGATCCTGCCACCTTTCGGCAGCGACCGCACTTCCTCGACGAGCACCGCGGCCTGCTCATCCGTCAGCCAGCCCTGGATCAACTTCCAGTCGTCGGTGATCTCGATCGGCGCGACCTCCCGCTTCTGAAACCAGCGCGCGATGTCGCCGGTCCAACCCTTGACGCCGTAGTGCGTGAGCACGATGCTCGGATCGACCCAGGCACGTCCGCCGATCGCTTGCCAACGCTCGCAGAAAGCGTAGTCCTCACCCAGCAGCTTGCCGCCCTCGACGATCGTGTCGAAGAGCCCGTAGAAGTGCCGCCCGATCTTGGAGACCTCCTCGGGCTTTCCACACCGCAGCTCCGGGTACGCCTTGAACATTCGATCGAAGACGCTCCGGTGCAGCATCGCGAATCCGACGTTGGCCTTGATCGCCTCGACACACCCGCAGTGCGGGCAGACGACAAGCTGCTCGGGCAGGATCACCGCGTAAGATTCGGTGTCGGACTTCTTGCGGTACGCACCGCACACCCAATCCTTGTCACACTCCAGCATCCGCGTCACCGCGTCGGGAGTCCAACTCAGATCATCATCGATCGACAAGAAGTGCGAGCAGTTGGTGTCCATGAACAGGCTCGCCAGGGTGTTGCGGGCGCGCATGATGATCGAGTCGTGCGGGTCGATCCTGAGTTCGGCGTGGAGGCCCTTCGCATCGAGCAGCGTCATGGTCTTGAGCATGGAGATCTCGTGCTCGTTGCGGACGCTGCCGGTGCCGCATGGTGTGGCGATGAA